CCCATCATGATCGGAGCCTTCAGCCGCGGCGTCTCAGTCGCAAACTCCGCCACAGCGTGCTTCATGCTGTTCAGGCGCATGGAGGCGTATTGCCCCTTGATCTGCTGGGCCGTAGCAGTCTCCGAAGCCTCAGACTGCCCGCGAACGATGTCCGCAAGGCCGGTGATGTCGTAAATCTGCTGCTTGACCTGCTCCATCGCCCTGTAAGCCTGCTCAAGAGCGCCAGCAATCGGAGTAAGGTCTACAAGGTCAATCGCGCCCTTCAAGCCCTGCTTTTCAGCAAAGGCCATGAAGTTCTTCACCGGGATCAGCGTGTTGTTCTCGCCTTCCGTAAACAGCCGCGCCAACTCCTGAAACTCGGCGTTATAGACACCGCGCACCTTCAGGGCGTTAATCAGCCCGTCGATACGGTCGCTGATAACGTCCAGTTCACGCGCTTGGTCTTGGTACAGCGTGAAGTCAGGAACCGGGACTAGGCTCTCGTTCGTCAGCGTGGCGAACAAAGGCTTCGGACACGGGAAGAACTCTTCCAGCCCCAGCGGGTCGTCCCGCTCGTCCACGAACTTGCCCAGCGACTTCGACAGCCAGAACGCCTTCTTCTTGTCCTTGTCCCAAATCTCGTAGATGAGGGCGCGAGTGTCCTGGTCGGTCTCGGCCTTCGTCTTCTGGTCGTCAGGGCGCGAATCCAGCGGGATCTTCTCGCCTTCCTCGCCAAACCTCGCCACGCACATGGCGCGGGTCATGTAAACCCTACGCCAGACTCGGGGAACTTCCTCCCACGTTCGCGCTACCGTGTGCCCGAAGTCCTTCCAGTGGACGTAATCCACCGGGGCGCACTCGTAGTCGAGTTCCTCTTCCGGCTCGTCAACGTCCTCGGAGACCCCCACGCCGTCCGTAGGCGAGTCCTTCTCCTTGGCGCGGATATGCGGCTCATACCTCGCCCAAAGCGTCCCGCGCCCCCCTAGGAAGCGGTCATAGACGCACTTCTTCAGGGTCTCCCGGTAGTCGGGGTAATGCTGGATCTCAAACTCTAGCCCACGTTCTACGATCAGCGCAGCCACACGCCCAACAGGATCATTGTCCCGAAAGCGGCGGGAAACGTCAGGCTGCGGAACCCGGCTGTAAGTGGCAGGCACGAGCGTCTGCACGTTAGACCACAGGATGTTAAAGCGAGAATCTGTCTGCCCCTTGACTGTGCGGTCGTCGCGGTAACGCTTCAGCAGCTTGTCAACGCGCCCTTCCCATTTCTTGAACTCGCGTTCATAGGCGGCGATGCAATTGGTCATGTCTTGGACAAGATCATGCGTCGGCTTCATGCGGACAACCCCTGCAATGTGGCGTCAGCAATGCGCACCGGGTAGTAAGAGAGCGACGAAACCCAGCCGTTTAGCCATTCCGCAGGCCCAAAAGCGTGCCCAACAAGCAGAGTCGTGGGGCTTACAGGAACCGCACCGGCTGAATCAGTGACGCAGGTTTCGCCACTTACCGATTGCGAAAAATCATTTACTTTGTAAGCAATCGCTAATTTTTTCTGCGTCGTAGCAGGAGAAATCGTGGAAGTAAGGGTTGCAACAGTAGCGGCCCCACTTCGTATCGTTGATTGAATTGCTGGCCCGGCTGTGTTCATCCGAACAACTATCCGGTTGGCCGTTGACCCGTCATGCAGGTCAAACGCGGCCTCTGCTTGTGCAAAGGTTGATCCAAGCAAACTGACCGCAACAAACGTCCCCTCAGCTTGGTTGTACCACCCCAAATTCGTAGTCGAGCAGACCGGGGCCGCACGGGTTGCAGAAGCACCCGCCGTCACAATAAACGGCGTGGCAAAAGAACCAACCTCAAAGTTCGCCCACTTCACCGAACCGCTTACCGTGCACGTCACCGTCCCAGCCGAAGGCGTGAACGTGGTCGTCACTCGATCCGTTGCGCCCGTCCCGTTCAGAGACCCCACAAACGCACCCGAGAACGTGATTGAACCCGTCCCGTAGAAACTCACCGTGTACGCTTGCGCCGTAGTAGTAACGCCCTGCGTGGCTAGTGCCGTCCCGTCTAGCGCGGAGTTCAGGAACAGGTTCGTCCTGGCCTCCCACATAGACAGGCCAAGGGGCGCAAGAGTCGTCGGGTTGTAGTCGTAGACCGGAACATCGGTCGCATAGCTCGACATCACCCCGGCAGAGTTGAACCCCGTCTGCGCAGAGGCGCGGGTAAAGGTCAGCGTTGCCCCCCCACGCACAGGAGACGCAGACCCGCCCGCAAAGTCCCATACCGATCCGGGAACCAACGAAATCGCAGGCGTGTACGGATATGTCAAAAGCATTTCAGCTTCCGACTGGATTCCATGCAACCGTGCAATCAACTGTGCCGCCGATTGTTACGAACAGGCCATTTGAAAAATTGAACGGCATTGGGTAAAAGCCCCCCGCCAAAGGCGTGAACGTATTGACAAGCACGGTTGTCGCCGCACTCGTGTTGTCCCATACCTTGATGGTTGGCGAACCAGATGCCGAAGCCACAAAAATTCCGATCAACTGGCCGGCACCAGTACGCACCAGCGTAGACGCTGAAATGTTTTTGTAGGCTCCGCTTTCAACGACGGGATTGCTCATTTCCGTTGCTCCTGTGCGTCTTCCCGACGCTCAAATTCGGTTTGATTGCCTCGGAACCGTGTTCCAAAGGTCGTTTAGCGTGGCCCGGTTGTCCGCGCCTACCAGCACACCGCGCATAGGCTCAGGAGGCGGCGGGGGCGGCGCGTTCTCACGCCAGGCAACCGCCAGCATCCTGAAAGCGTCCGCCGGGTGGCTCGTCCAATCGTGGCGCGGCTTCTCGCGGAATGCCTTCTTGTCCTCGTCCCACTCGCGCTGATATTGCTTCAGGGCTTCCACCCCTTCATTACAGCGCTCACGGTCGAACCAGCACTTAGGCAAGGCCATACGCGCAGCCTGAATGCCGTCCTGCACGCTCAGTTCCGGGACAATCGCCAGACTGCCTAGCCCAAGCTTCTCGGCAAGCTGCTCGACAATCGACCGTCCAGCAGCCGCCAGCGTCTTGGCGCGTGCGTCATGGGGCAGGAAGTGCGTGGCGTAGCGGTAAAGCTTGCCGCTCACCAATCCCGCATAGAACGACACATCGCCACCAGAGGAGGCGTGAAAGTCGATAACGTGGATCTCGTCGCGGATGATCTGGAACCACCAGATGGCGGTGTCGTCCCGATAGCCCAAGTCCCACGCGGTGTAAACCTTGGCCGCAGGATCGTGGGCAACCTTTGTGATCCGCCCGTCCTTTTCAGCCTGCGCCAGCTCGCGCCCGTAGTAAGCCCCGACAATCGCCGCCTCAAACGAGCATTCAAACTCCTGCTCGTATTGGTCGTCCGTCATGCCCCGGCGGGCGTCCAGCAATTCCGCCGCGTCAATCAGTCCCGAGGTCGAGGCCGTCAGTTTCATGTGAAACCAATCCGCCTGCCCCTGCGCGTACTGCCAGATGTCGTAGAACTCGTTATGGCCCTTCGGCGTCCCAATGAACGCGGCCCAGCCCTTACGGTCAGCCAACAGGGGACGGATGATCTCGCCCCATACCCTCGGCTTCATGTCGGCGTACTCGTCCAGAATCACGCCGTCCAAGTACAGGCCGCGCAGCCTGTCAGGGTTGTCCGCCCCGTACAGACGAATCCGCGAACCGTTGGGCAGATCCGCCCGAAGTTCAGACTCGTTGTAGTCCACCCCCGGAATGTCCGAGGTCAGGCGCTTCACGTAGGCCCAAGCAATGTCCTTAGCCTGGTTGAACTGCGGCGCTACGTAGGCAAAGCGCTCGTCAGGGCGAGTCGCAGCCAACGCCCAAGCCACAAGTTCGGCCACACACGCCACGGTCTTGCCAGCCCGCCTGTGGGCCACCATGACAGCCCAGCGGTGATCCCGGTTGTGAAAGCGCTGGAACGGGCCTCGGGCGTGGTAGGCGTTGAAGCCCTCTAGGCTTTCTTGAAAGCCGCCGAGTTTTGCCACGCAGTACCGACTAGAAACCGCTCACCGGGCACATTGCCCACCTGTAGGGGCAGAACCTTGCCGATCAGCGTAAGAAACGCCGCCGGGTTGTCTTTGGCCCTGTCCTTTAGGTATTCCACACCGCCGCTTTCCTCCAAGGCGGTGAGGATCATGTCCTTGAGTTCCTTGGTCACTTTGTTGACCGAACCCTTGGGACGCCCCATACCGGCACGAGGAGGGAGTTTTCCCTTCGTAGCCATAGGCTTCCTTCAGTAAGTCGCACTAATTAAGTGCAAAACAGGCTCGGCCCCCACGCCGCACACGCGCCTCGTCTTTATTGGTTGGCGTAGGCGGTTTTGGCGGGGAGCCGAATGCGCGAACTTGTAAGGATTGCTTACCAGTTCAAAATAAAAAGTCTGCCAACCATCGAAGTTCGGATGATTTCGCGGGCTAAGCCCTAGAAGCAGACAAGGCGTGCTGTGCACACGCCGGGGGGAGATGGTTGCCCGTCCGCAGGGCGCAGCGGCTTCTGTGTCCCGAAGCTAAGGCTGTGCTGGGCTGTGTTCCGCCAGCGAGCAGTTCTGAAATCGTCCGTCCTTATCGACTCCGGTTCCCCGGTCTTTTGCCATCCGGCACGGATTTTCGGCAAGGCTTCGCCCCACCTTTTTTCCTTATACAGGGCTTTTTCGGCACTGTCAATACATTCAGTGAAAATATTTACAGTATCCATGCTGCGGCGCGTCAAAGGCGGCAATTTAGGTACGTCCGCGTGTACCTTAAATGCGCCCGTCATGGGGTACTTAGCCGGGTTAAGTACCCTACGGCTCACACCAGCCCCCTAGACGGCATCCACGCTTCCAGCTTTGCAATAGGGGCCATCAGGCGGGCGGCAATCTTGTCCTTAGCCTGTTCGCCGCGTGCTACCTCTTTGAACGAGTGCGCAATAAGCGCCTCTGCCCGAGATAGAAGTTCCTTCAGGGCGGCTTCCTCGGACTGAAAATAAAGCTCCCATTCTGTTCTGAACGAATTGCGCCTTCCCTCCTTGTCAATAAAGGTCGTCGTCTTGACCTCGCGCACCATCACTTTCTCGGGCATTTTAAAAGACTGATAGCGCCCGTTCTCGATCTTCCAAAGAGGAATAGCGGCTTCGACCACTTCGTAGAGCGCCGCGTGTTGCTTGCAGTATTTCCCTTCTGGCCCAAAGCCCCAAACACGGCGGCACTGGTAGCTGGTGACGCGAGCGCCCCAAATGGTGTGGTGGCAGAATCCGTCCAACTTGTTATTCACTCGTCGCTCCTATCGCGTAAATTACTCACACCAGCCCCCTAGACGGCATCCACGCCTCCAGCCTCATGCACGCCTCGGCAAATATCGCCTCCAGATCCCTGAACCTGTACACCGCGTGCAGGTAGCGATGCGAGATAGCCGCCTGTTGAGCAGGGGTCAGGCTGGATATCAGCCCGTCCATAGCCTTCGCTGCGCGGGAATCGGCCTCCCGGCACATGCTGTCGCAGTCGTTGTTGGAGCCC